ATGATGACCTTCAAGAGTTTGAACTCTTGCCGCATCGTGAAGTGCATCCGCGCCTGGACTGCGCCCATCACCTTCAGGGTGCGCTCAAGGATGGCCAGTGTGGTGCCCACGGGGGCTTGGCTGCTCATGTCGCTGACCTTCATGTCACCGCTGGAAGCAAACGAACGCCCCTCTTGGACGATGCGATCAAACAACTGATACAGCACTTGGCTTGGCTCTTTGTACGGCAGGGGCAGGATGTTGTCCCTGATGGAGCCACTCGGTACGTCTACGTCCCGGAACTCGCCGGGCTGGATGGGGGTGTCGTCTCCTTTGATTCGGAGCCCACGGGACTTGAGACCGCCCGGCAGGTTAGAAAGGGTGCCTGCGTCCACAAGCTGACGAATGAGCATAGTGGCTGATTTGGCATAGCCACCAATAAGATGAATAAGGCCGTACCCATAGAACCCAAACCCCGGAATGTATTGATAGTGGACGAAGTGCTGGCGCTTGATGTGGAGCTTGTCGTCCTCATACCAATTGCGCCGGATAGCCAAAATTTTGCGTGTGCCCTTCTCAACAGTCACCACGTATGGCAGCGCAATGCCAGTCTCACGGCCCTTCTTGTCCTTGTCTTCATATCCCGCCAAGTCCAAGTCAACGTGCATCTCAAGGACACGATAGCGGTCGTCTTGTATCGCAGACATGCCAGTCTCCTCGGCCTTCTGCTTCTCAATGTCGTCCAACTCATACGTGGGGTCGCCCAGGTCCACGTCCATGTAGAACCCAGCCTCGATCAGCTTGGCCACCTCGTTCTTGGTCTTGCGCATGACGTGCGTGACCCGCTCGGCAGTCTCCAAGTTACTCGCGCCGTAGGGCACCACGATGTCTTCAGCGGGGATGAACACCGCCATCTGACGTCCCTTGCTTGGGTCGTAGTACACCTTCTTGAACGCACTGCCCGCGATGGGCAAGTTCCACAGCATCTTCTCGTGCTCGGGGCGGTACTCGTACATCACGTCGGTCAACTGATAGTTCATGTCCTCACGAACTCGCGCCGCCGCTTCTTCTACCTCTGGGGTGTCTTTGCCCAGAATGACAGTCTTCACAGGCCCAGCGGCTGGAAACGTCTCGGTGATGCCCTCGCTCTGGAACCTCACCACGCTCTCAGTGAGCATGGGGTGGAACACACCACAAGCACCTTGCCACGGCTCGGTACGCTCCTCATACTTCAAGCCCAGCAGTTTCAGCCCATCAACATAGGTCTGCATCCAGTCCTTGCGGTCGTTGATGTCTTTACCAAAGTCCTCAATCAAGTCCTCGCCCAAAGACTGCAAGTCGCTGTCGTCCATGTACTCGGCCAAGTTGGCGTCAAAGGTATCAGCGGTTTCCTTCTCGGGCCTGAGTTGGATTTCAACGTCGCCCATGTCAATGGTGACCTCTTCGGGGTCCTCAATCTCGATCTCCATGTCGGGCTCGGGAAAATCCTCAAGACCCAAGGGGGCTGCATACAAACCTTTGTCAATTGAACCTGTGGCCATGATCCGTCCTTAAATCAAACTGTGTAAAACCGCTCTCTGCGCGGGCTCTTGAACCATTGAACTTCTTCGGGCTCGTCGATCGGAAGACGGAGGAACCCACCCTGCCTGAACCGCATGAGCGCCAGAGTCGTCGCGTCCACCAAGTCATCGTGCTCGCCTGACGGAAACGCAGCAATCTCATCCACTAACTCTTCTGCCCATCTTGTCTTGGGCACCCATACTTTCCCAGACGCGATGATATCGCTCACTGAGTTAAGACGGGCAATTTTGTCCTGGCCCTTACTGGGCGTGTACTCCTGCACAGGTATGCCCATCGCCCGGAGTTCATAGATCAACGGAGCGCCCGTCGCCTTTTTCTCAATGAGCAACCCATCAGGCTCAAAGTCGTTGTACTCCTTGAGCACGTCGCGCTTTAACTCCACCCACTCGACGCGCTTCTTGTACGTGTTGAGCAGGATGATGTTGGGCCTGTTGCCATCGGCCTTGTGGTTGAACACCCCCCACGTCGTCCCAGCGGAGAAGTCGGCCCGCTGGTTTTTCTCAAAGGCCGTGTCCCACGTCTGAAGAATGTAGTCGCACTGGGGCGGGTCTTCCTCCTCCCACCACTGCCACCAATCCCGCTTGACAATAGCTGACTCGTTACCTACAGGGTTTTGCTGGTACTGAGCTTGCCACTTACTATTAGGCAGTTCCTCCTTGAGCGCAGACAACTCGTCCAGGCTCCAGAACTGTGGCCACAGAGGGTTGCCAGACGGCAGGATGGCCGGGAACTCGATCACCTCCCACTCTTCACCACCCCTTGCAGCGGCAGCTTTGAGTACTTGGCCAGTCAAATCTCGCTGTGCCCAGCGCGTCATCACGATAACGATCGCCCCACCCGGCTGCAAACGCTGACGCGGACCTGACGTGTACCACTCATACACCTTGTCATACACATCGGGGTTGCTCGCGGCCATCGCCGCCTCCTGTTCCGAGTGCGGATCGTCAATAATGAGCACGTCAGCGCCCTTACCCGTCACCGCGCCGCCCACACCGATGGCGAAATAGTCACCGCCCTTGCTGGTGTTCCATCGCCCGGCTGCTTTTGAGTCACTTTGCAACCCCAAATCGGGAAAAATCTCGTGATAAATCTCGGTGTCCACCAAATTTCGCACTTTTCGACCAAAACCCACGGCCAACTCGGCAGTGTGGGACGCCTGAATCACCTTTTTGTGTGGAAATTTGCCCAAAAACCAAGCCGGGAGCAGGTAGGACGCGAATTCTGACTTGGTATGCCGGGGCGGCATGTTGATGATGAGCCGTTTGCACTCTCCAGAGGCCACTCTCTCAAACGCATTGGCCATTCTCTTGTGGTGAGCGCCCGAAATGAAGGTCGGCCAGACCCTTTCTACGAACTTGATGAACTTTTTTTGCGAAAGTTCCCGATCTTTGAGCTTCTCCAGCTTGGTCAACTGGGCCTCCAGCACCCGCATGTCCGACTCAGACAACTTGCCACTGTCAATCAGGGACTCAATGTCCTTGAGTGAGATGTCACTCATTGGTTTTCTCTTCTTCTTGCGGCACTTCTTCAAACGCCTCGACGGGTTTGGCTGGCCCCAACTGCGCATCCAAGTCGTCCAAGGGTGTTATGTCCACCACGTCGCTGTTGAGCAGGCGCTTGACTCTCTCTTTAATAGAGTTCTCCAGTGCGGTAGAAGTAGTGTGATTGATGGTGATCTCACTGCGCTCGGTGAACAGCCCAATATCTGAGTGCTTGCCCAGCAACTCCAGCGCCTTGAGTTCGACCTTTGGGTCGCCACTGTCGGCCAGCGCAATCAATTTGTTTGTGATGAAGTTCCTGGCTTGCAGCGCATCCGAGAATGCTTGAAAGTCGAACTTTTTGACGAGGTAGTGTGCAGCCGCAGCCTCTGCTGACTTAGAGAAAGTCTTCTTCTCTCTGGGTTTCTCTGCACCCGTAATCAGGTCACTTGCTCTGTGCAGGTCGCCTTCATCGAAATCTATAGTAGGTCCAAGCTCGTTGATTAGGTCTACTGTGTTTATCGCAATGGCGATGCTGTCCGCATGAGTCTTAGGCTGCTCGTCGGACAAGTCGTATGGAACCGGATGTTCCGCAGTTGGCTGTAGTTCTATCATGGGCACCGAGTAAACGGGGGATGGCCGAATGTAACAGAAAAAATATATAGGGGCAACGGGAACCCAAATAAAAAGTGACGGGGGGTGTTTTTAAAAAAGGACCCTAGAAAGTCGTGGCAGAAAAATATATAGGGGGAGGGGGGTATTGTTATAAAAAGTATGGGGGTGGGTATCTAGTATTCAAAATATACCACGCCGTTATAGAAAGTATGGATGTTGGTATCGGGTGTGTGACACAGAGTGTAAGGGGTCCCCACCTCCCTTTGTCGTAGTTTTGGGTGGGTGGGTCTCTTATCAGAACCATAACTAACATTGTTAGGCCACTTCCCCCCAAGAGAAATTATTGTTTCCCTAAAAACTTGCATTTCGTGGTACATAATGGTATAATCCAGTCATGCAAACAAGATAACCTTGTATGTATGCTCAAGATAGGTAGCGCGGTTTTGCAAACCTCATCGCCCAAGGCGTCAATAGCTTGATCGATTCTCGCACTGCCCTAGTCGGCGCGGCGAAGAAAACCGGCCAAGTGGTCAAAGTGTATGCAATGGCCTTGTGCTCGGCCTTTGACCTCACCGACAATCAAGGCAACGTTACTACTAAATGGTTCGACCTCAAAGGTGCGCTGAAAAAAGGCGTCAACGCTGAGCGAGAGGCATTTGTGGCCGCGATGACAAATGAGGGTTTCGGTAAACCGACCATTGACGTTTACTGGCAACGCGTCAAAGAGGCATCGGGTTATATCACCGCTGGAAACCGCGTCAAAGGTGCGATGAATGTCGATGACAAGACCAAGGCCGAATTGCAAACCATGATAAACCGAATCTTCAAAGCTGAAGAAGATGGGGTTTCATGTTACGCAAGTGAGCACAAGGCCACGCTAATGGATATCTTTGCCGACCTTGGCGGTGATATCGACAAGTTGGGTTGATAGGATGATCGGGGGGAAACCCCCGATCTAACAAATGTTAGAAAACCGGAGAATTTAAAATGACTGCTGACACACTTGATAACTGTTTTCGTTTGTTGAACCCTTGTTCACCTTTGCACCCCTTGTGGGATGACGTTCGGCACGATTTTTTGCGTGACTGGCAAGTAGATTAACCCCTACACTCGCACCCACAAGCCCCGCTCATGCGGGGCTTTTTTGTTTGCCCGATCTAACATTTGTTAGATCGGGCTTTTCTTTGCCTTGTCCTAACTTTGTTAGGACTCGCTGAGTTTTTTCTGCACCAGTTCTTCGGGTGGGCGTAGCAACGTTGGTACTGTTACGTTATGGGGAATTGTCATCGCGCAGCATACCCTGGCGACAATTTAACATTTGTTAGGACCCGCTGAGTTTTTTCTGCACCAGTTCTTCGGGTGGGCGTAGCAACCTAACAAATGTTATGTTGTTATGTTTCGGAGTTGTAATGTTATAACGTACCACACGTAAGTTGTTGATTTTAAAGCATTGTTATATGTTTTTGCACCACACACCAAAAGCCACCAGCCTCGTATACCCTTTTTCTCTAATAACATTATAACATATACATATACAAACACTCTAACCCCATGATTCCATTGAAGTTTTCGCGTTATGTTTTTGCGTTACGTTTCCCCTTTTGTTACATAAATTCCGTAACTTTGGTCGCAAATCAAAGACAGCCCTTCAGCTAAAAACTTGACAAGTCTGTAACTTTGTGGTATAATATAAGCTGGTTGGGAGAAAACGTAACAAAGCCCAACCAATCCCGAATCTAACAACTGTTAGATTCAACCCAAGAAAGGCAAACCATGACCACCAATGAGTTCGACACCGCAGACGGCAAGTTCACCATCAAAAGCTACGGCAACGGCTGGGCGTATGAAGTTACCTGCAACACCACTGGCGACAGCGTGTGGGTTCAAGATGATGACGCACACCAACTGCAAACCCAAACCAACGACTTTGAGGACACCTGCGTTCTCGCCTACTACTTGGAGGGACACTTCAGCTAAAAACTTGACAAATTGATAACTTTGTGGTATAATATAAGCTGGTTCGGTGGATTGTGTTTGTTGTGTGCTGGTTTTCACCGAATCTAACAACTGTTAGAAAGGTTAGATGATGATGGACTTAGACTGGAAAGAATGCGTGTACTGCGGCGATGATGTTCACATTGAACGCTGGGCACTGGGCTACCGCTGGTGCAAATTCTGCGGCGAAGATATTGCCCGTACTGAGCGCACATCGTGGTGCATTGTGCAGGAATACGGCAAAGGTAATTATCAGTTTGTTACCGCTACGTCAGCACCTGCAACGCTGAAGAACACTAACCAAAAACACACACGGGGAGATGCACTGTGATAACCATAACCGAACTTGAACTCGTGCTCTTCATTGGCTTTGCCGTGATGACTTTTCTGTACTTCAAAGCGAGAGGAGAGGTGTCCATGCACAGGCGCATAACAGGGGAGATATTCCTGCGCATCGCCAAAGGCGAGATTAAGGTTACTGAAACCGAAGATGGGTTTGAACTCGAGCCCACAGCCAAAGCCAAGTAAACGTAACACATCAAAGGAGCCTAACAAATGTTAGATTTTGACCTAGACCAGACCGAGCGCCTACACAAGCTGTTGCAAGCGGTAGATGAAGACTTGCGCAACTACCTGCGCGACCCAGATGGGTTCACCCCCGAGTACTTTGAAGATGTTCACCATGCCGTGACCGAGGTCATGGAGTTGTGCGGCGTAGAGGCAACCGAGGAGGAGGGGGAATGAATGATTACAAACTCTCCGAGCGCGTACTGCGCGTCGTCTTTTTGGTTGCCATTATTGTGCTATGTGTTGATGTTTTGATCTGGAGACCATGATGGGATTAAAAGAAGCCCGAGACCTATTCAAAGTGTTGATCGACAAACGCGACCAAGCCGACAAGCTGACGCTGGAGTTGATGCGCCACCCCGAGGTGCGCGGTGTGCAGGACAGGCTGATGGACGTGTGCGACATGAAGTTGAACACCCATGAGCGGTTGTGTGATGCCGTGACCATGCTTCGCAAGAAGTATCCCGATAGCGATAAAACACTGTTCCACCCTTGGCATCGTGCCGAGTACAACATGTACGAGAGACATGAGGAGAAAACAGAATGAAGATGAACCCGAAATGGACGCACGACTGCAACAAGTGCAAATACCTTGGGAGCATGGTGGTGCTCAGTGACACGCTGGATTGGTACACCTGCGGCGTGGGCTTTAACAAGACTGTCATTGCCAGACGTGGTGATGATGGCCCTGACTATTGGTCGATGCCTGTGGACATTATGCGCTCAGGCAATGATGTGGCGCGTAAGAGTGGCGACTCGCTTGTATACGTTGGCATGAACATGCTGGCAGATGCAATGCTCAAGAAGGAGAACTAACAAATGTTAGAAATAACTGCACCTGGGATGCCGCACACGCTGGTATCCATCTATGACCAGTACAAACTGCTCGAACCGCACCGACCCTGGGAGGGGGAGCCCGACCATGCCGAGTGGGTGGACGCAGAGACAGGACTGCATGGGCGCATCTGGCGTAACGAGATAACGCACACGCTTTGTGGTTACGTGGGTGTAACCACTGGGGAGTTGGTGGGGGTGGACTACAACCGAGTATCCATGAACGATGACTCTCCGCACCACGGACTGACGTACAGCGGCAAAAGTGGCGGTGATGGGAGCGTGTGGTGGTTCGGGTTCGACTGTGCCCACAGCGATGACTTCATCCCTGGCATCTACATCAAGATGCGCATGGTCAACCACAGCGGGAAGGACTCATGGCCTCCGACTACGAACTACCGCACATGGGAGTTTGTGGATGCTGAGATACGCCGAATGATGGAGTGCATAGCTCGTGGGGAATACACAATCGAAGAAGAAAAAGGGGACTAACAAATGTTAGCCAGATACTACGTGACAGGGTGGTGTGACAGATTCGGGCAATGGGTTGCCGAGTCGATCGAATGCCGCAGTAAACAGGTGGCGAAGGAAATGTTCAAGACAACATATCCAACGCTGAAAAAACTCAAAGCGTACCGAGTACGCGCACAAGGAGAATGACATGGGATACGCAACAGTGAAGAGAGTACCGAGGGTGTTTGACCCTAGACACGCCAAACAGGTACACGACAACGCCCTACCAATCAGGGGGAGGTCTCCCGAGGTTCGACCCTTGGGTAGCCGCAGGGACGTGGACACCTATTCGGTGCGCATGAACGGCGATGATGTGGAGTTTGTTTTGTACAAGACCCCAGTCATCACATACAAGCCCGATGGGGTGATCGTGCTACGCACCGATGGGTGGGCGAGTGTGTCATCGCACCAATTCATCCAACAAGTGTTAGGCATACCTGCGCGTGGGAAGAGTGGGAGCAGTGTCTTCTATGTGGGTGGGCAGCACTACACCATGACAGGCAACAACCCGCTGGTGATACGCCGAGGCGAGGGAACTAACGCATGGAGAGTGCTGGAGCATGAAACGCTTTACGGATACAAGGCTAGTCGCAAGGCTCTAACAAATGTTAGATCGCGCTATTCTGAATTCCGCAAGTATCTGGGTGGGTTCATAAACCTGCGCCGAGAGGAGCATGTGTTGCATCAGGGCAGGGCATACGAGCGAAGGTTCAATAGAATCAATTTCGGCGTACAGGAGGCGGTTAATCTGTTTGGTGTGATGGACAGCACGTACAACGATGCCAAAGCATTGAACCGCGAGAAGACCGACTGCATCTTTGGCAAGCCGACAAAGCTGTATTACTTCAACCCAACGGAGACGCAGAAGCAAGACCACCGCGATGCGGTACGCAAGTATGAGGAGAACATGAAGGCGTTCACCGAGACGATCGTAAATGGACAGCCCGAGGATGTGAAGCACGAGAACTTCTATCGAGGCGCGATGGCGTTATTGGTAGAAGGGTATCGAGAGAGTAGGTCCACCCACAACAACGAGTGGGTACTGCACGACTACGACATGGAGGGGTGGGTCCATGTAGACGAGTGGATGCCCATGATTGACGAGGCCATACTGAAGTACCACGCCGAGGAGGTATTGGAGCGAGTGCAACTGGAGGTGGGGAAGACTCCCAACCCGAAGTATGCGTCTTGGATATCAGAGAAGGTGTGACCAATAAACTTGACATATCCATAACATTGTGGTATAATATAGGTTGGTAGGTAGAAGTGTTTGTGTTTGTTTGTAACCCGCCGAATCTAACAACTGTTAGAAACGGCACATCAGATGGAGTTTGAAAATGTCAGAAGTAACTTTTGGAAAAACTGTGACCTTGAAGCAAGCGGCAACGCTTATCAAAACAAACCCGACCACGAGGTTCATGCTCAGAGGTGAGCCTGGGATTGGCAAGTCATCCCTGTTGGAGTCGATCGCTGGGGACTTGGGGTACGACTATGCGTATATTGACGTACCCAATATGGATTTGGGCGATATTGCGATGCCTGTCATCGACCACGAGACCAAGACCACCCGCTACTACCCCAATGCGCGGTTCAAACTGCACGAGGGCAAGCCTGTCGTCATCATGCTGGACGAGTACTCAAAAGGTGCCGACCCTGTGAAGAACATGCTACACCCCATGCTTGAGAAGGCGAACCCTCGCTTGGGTGATATCAGCATTGACAATCGTAGCCCCATCTTCTTGACAGGTAACCTAACGACCGATGGCGTGGGCGATGTGTTGAAGGCGCACAGCATGAATCGCATTGTGTCTCTCAACGTAGCCAAGCCCGATGCCGAGCAGTGGATTGAGTGGGCTATCAACAAGGGTATCGAGCCCGAGGTGATTGCATGGGTGAATCGTTTCCCTCATGTGCTGGCAAGCTACACCGATGGTGGGCAAGCCGACAATCCGTATATCTTCAACCCCCGCAAGACTATGACGGCGTTCGTAACTCCACGTTCATTGGAGACTGCATCTAACATTGTTAGAACTCGCAAAGAGAACGACACCGATGCGGTGATTGCGGCGTTGACAGGTGCTATCGGTGAGAGCGGTGCGCGTGACATGCAAGCGTACATCGAATTCTCAGATCAGTTGCCGACATGGGAAGCGACCATCCGAGACCCCAAGCATACCAAGATACCCACAAGCCCTGGCGCGTGTGCGATTGTGGTGTTCGGTGCCATTGCACGTATCGACAAGCAAAGCATCACCCCATTCATGGAGTATGTGGAGCGGTTCGATGCCGAGTGGCAAGCCGTGTTCGCTATCAACATTGCCAAGAACCGAGACAAGCAAGCCATCGCGTTTAGCTGTCAGGCGTTCAGCAACTGGGTAGCAAAGAATCAAGACCTGCTGTGACTCCCCGCGACCTTGAACTTGACAACGGGTGGGTGTCGAATACCAACACCTCCCGCCGACTGCGGGATGCAGGGTACACCGTGGGCGGGTACATCGACAACGGTGTACCCAAGTATGTGCTGTATCGCATAGAGCAGAGCGGCGTGGGCGTGAATGGGTTCGCGGTCGTCCACGAGTTTGACACCCCAGGGGAGTTGAACAACATGGTGAAGTTACTGATACCAGAGGAGGGGGGCTAACAAATGTTATATGCGCCTGTGAATGCAAACGCTTGGAAGTTTGGATGGGAGGAGATTGAGTATCTGGAGAAGAAACTCAGGCAATTCAACTACAACTACCAAGTGGGTGCAGAACGGCGGATGTTTGACTCGCAAGACCTACCAGAGTATCGGTTTGTGTTGTTGAAGTGGGAGCACCGTAAAGATGGGAACATAAGAAACGTGTTGCTGGAGACACACGACATAGAGCAGATGGCATCGGCGTTGAAGATGCTTGTGAGTATTGAAGAAACTGAAATGAAACAAAGGAGCTAACAAATGTTAGAAGAACGCAAAGTGCAGAAGGCAAAGATCAGTTTGATGCGCAATTCCAAATTCGCATTGCTGAGCGGCATCATGATGGTGGGCAGGACGAGAGTGGATGACAACATCCCGACCGCCTGTACCAATGGACGAGACGAACGCTATGGGCGCGAGTTTGTGAAGAAGCTACGCGACCCCGAATTGGCATTTGTGGTGGCGCATGAGAACGCGCACAAGATGTATCGACACCTGACCACATGGCGCAAGTTGCATGACGAGAACCATTCGCTGGCAAATCAGGCTTGTGACTACGTGATTAACCTCATGCTCAAGGACTTGGACCCGAGCGAGTCAGTGATTGCCATGCCACGCTATACCGATGGCCCACTCAAGGGTAAGGTGATGGGCTTGGTGGACGAGCGATTCCGAGGCATGAACGCCAAGCAAGTGTTCGACATTCTCAAGCAGGAGCAAGAAGAGAACGGCGGTGGTGGTGGTGAGGGTGATGGGTTAGATATTCACGACTGGGATGGTGCCAAGGACATGACCGAGGAGGAGAAGAAGGAACTCGCCCGAGAGGTTGACCAAGCGATACGCCAAGGACTGATTTCCGCGCAGAAAGCGGGAACTGGTACAGGTGGCCTTGACCGCGAACTTGAAGGCTTGATGGAGCCCAAAGTCGATTGGCGTGAAGTGTTGCGCGAGTTTGTGAAGTCAACGTGCAGTGCCAAGGACAAGTCTTCATGGCGCAGGGTCAACCGCCGATTCTTATCCACAGGCGTGTATATGCCTACGCTGATTGGTGAGAAGGTGGGTCACTTGGTGATCGGTGTTGATACGTCTGGTTCGGTGGGCGGGAAGGAACTCGCCGAGTTTCTCTCCGAGGTTAAGGGTATCGCAGAGGAAGTAAGCCCCGAGGTGGTGGACTTGCTCTACTGGGACGGCGAGGTGGCAGGGCATGAGACCTACACAGGCGCTACTGTATCCAGCATCGTGCAGTCAACCAAGCCAGCGGGCGGTGGGGGTACTTCACCTAGTTGCGTATCCACATATCTCAAGGACAAGCACATCGTGCCTGAGTGCATCATCATGCTCACCGATGGGTATGTTGGTAGCGATTGGGGTAACGAGTGGACTGCACCCTTACTGTGGGTGATTGTGGGAGGAAATGATGATGTTGCGCCCAATGGCAAGACGATTCATATCCGCGATTGAAATCTGGTATCTAACAAATGTTAGGAGAACGAACATGGTAATTATTGATTTGGGGTATCGCAGTGTGGTGTTGCAAACCGAGGATGCAGTGCGTGTTGCCGAGATTCTGGCAAGGGGCGAGACTTTCGTGGAGAAGTATCGCACCAAGGAAGAGAAGGAGAAGAGCGGCATTGATACCGACTACACCTACCACGTATACCCACAAGAGCAACCGTTCAACATGAAGATCATGCCCGACTCGCAGTATCAGATGGCGAAGCTGGCGGGTAAGCCTGTGAAGGAGTGAGTATGAAGATGGGAAAGCTGGACTATTCCACGAGCCGAGAAGAAGGCTTTGTGAAGATCAACTGGAAGGTTATGCCAACGGATGTAGTCATGTTGGACATACTGAGAGATTGGATAGTGGAGTTAGAAGGTATCTACGAAACGAAGCGGGAAGAAGTTTTTAACCAAGGAGAAATGAAATGAGTATCAGTGCATCAGCAGTGTTAGTGGAATTGAACATCAGCGTATGGCCTGCGTCCAAGATCGACCGAGAGATCACGGACAAGGTGAACTCAGATGCGGGGGCAGTGCGTGGGGCATCGCAGACCAAGAAGAACTTATTTGCAGGTACGAGCCTACGCAAAGACATATCGGACTTTGCCGCACGAGTGCGCCTGTATCACAACAAGCACACATTGCCCTGGGCCGACAAGGGTGAGCGCATGTTACCGACTGCGTTGTTCATGGACTACAAGCAGACCATGAATGGGTTCGAGCAGACGTTCAACATGATGTGCAACAACTTCTACATCGAGTACCCACGCTTGGTTGCCGAGGCACCGACTGCGTTGCAGGGGCTGTACAAGGCAGAGGACTACCCCGAACTAACAGATGTTAGGTTGAAGTTTGGCTTTCGCCGCACAGTCAAGCCTGTGCCCGAGGCCGGTGACTTCCGCTTGGACATTCCTGCGTATGACTTGGAGGAGATGCGCAGCGAGTTTATGTCACAGCAAGACCGCAAGTTGGCAGAAGCAATGCGCGAGCCGTGGGAGCGTCTGCATAAGACGTTGGTGGCAATGTCGGAGAAGTTGACTGATGTTGAGGGGGATGACGGCAAGAAGCGTTACCACGACACGTTGCTTACCAATCCTTTGGAACTCTGTTCTCTTTTGACGAAGTTGAACATCACCAACGACCCGAAGTTGGAGGAAGCCCGTAGGCAAGTAGAGGTAGCCATGTTGAACGCGGACATGGAGAGCATCAAGGAAGATGCAGACACGCGCAGTGAATTGAAGTCCAAGGTGGACGCAATTATTTCTAAGTTTGAATGGTAAGGAGTATTAGATGAAGACAATGGAACTGAGCAACATTGACACCCACAAGCATGGCAAGGTGGACGAGGTTCACACCACCATCGACCGAGTGGTGTATCGACTGGCAACACTGAACCCGCTGTGGACGTTTCGGGTTCGTGACGTGACCACTAGCTTTACCGGCACAAGAATGGCTATGGCGTTCGATGTGCTTGAGCAGGGCGAGACACTGGGCATGATTATGAGGGCGTATCGAAGCGGGAACCATGTGATCGGCATATCCAATGACCGCATTGCCAAGGGGCGTAGCCGTGGGGATACGTATCACACAGAAGATGCAGAGAAGGCCGTACTCAAAGCCAAGAAGATGTTCTTTCGTTTGAAGCCAGACGAGCGTGTCGCTCAAGCGGAGAAGGCGGCGACAGACGTTATGAGTAGCCAAGCGTGGAACCGCGAGAGAGCCAAGGCCCAAGAGGACAGCGTTATCCGAAAGGCGGCGATGGAATACTTCAGCGGTGCGGGGCTTGCACATTTCATGGCACACATAGAGTCACAACCCCCGTCGGTTAGCGCACCCATTCTCAAAGCGGCGAAGAAGGTCGAAGAAATGCAAGGCGAGATGCTCACCATTGAGACCATACGGCAACGCTTTGCAAATCAAGGCACTGCCCTAGTCATAAAAGATTCGGGTAAATACTTGGTCAAAGTGCGTGACAATGTACAACTCTACGATGATAATACGCTCCCTCATGAGATGCGTAGTAAGTTGGGTATGTTGAAGTTGGTGGAGGCCGAGACATTTCTATCCAACGTAGGGTGTCGTGTCAATGATGAAGTGTTTGTCCTAGTGTTGGATGAGCAGACCTAACAACTGTTAGACAAGGAGCAACTGCAATGAAACAACTAAAACTCAAAGCTGTACCCCCGATAGGTACGACATACAAACCAAAGAGTATCTTAGACCCAGCGTTTAAGTACATACCATCAGCATCGACAGATGTGCAAGCAACATGGATTAAGTTTGGGTGGAAGCCACCCGAGAGGAAAAAAGATGAAAGCAATTCTTGAATTCACATACCCCGAAGATCAGGACAAGCTACGGCACGCGCTCAATGGGAGTAAGGCTATCAGCGCATTGATAGACATTCAGATGGCGGTGCGCAGTCACTTCAAACATGACGCTGACCCTACGGATGTTTTGGGGATGGTCAGGGAACTCACTAACACAGCACTCGCAGAGTGCGGGGAGGAATGATGGAAACAATCGCAACAACAATTATCTTGGGGTTCATAGGTGTGGTGGTTGCTGGCCTTGTGCTGGTTGGACTGATGCACCTGTGGTTCTGGATGGACGAGAACGAAAGGGGGGATAGATGATTTGGAAAGTGCCATATATAACACCATTTTTCCGCGCACTGTTTAACGGCACAACAGAGGCGCAAGAAATCAACATAGACCGAAGCGCACCAGATGAATACTGGACGTGTGTCGGAGTAGACAGAACCAAATTGCCTTGGCTGAAGGAGAAGACATGACCCCCAAGAGTTTTGACATTGACACCTGCAAGGAAGTTGTAGGGGATGCACGGATGCGTGTCATCGAGGCTAAGGCCCGACAGGATGCCGACAACGGCGTTATGGACGCACCAGCAATGGCAAAGGGAACCTACTGGGATGGGGTGTATTCAATCATGGAGACCACTGTGTACATAACGGCGCATGAGAAACGATTGGCGCGGATGCAACGGATGAAGGAGAGAGCATGAGTCCAAAAATTGAAGCCCTGATAAAAGCAACTGGATGTGCTGACGTAGGTGAATTGTTTGATCGTTCAATTCGGCTAGGTCAAGTGTTGCATCAATTCAAACAGGAACATGGGCGCATCATGGATGCCACCGAACTGAGATACCTGAGCAGTTGGCCTTGAAGCAGGGCCAATGGGAACACACCAGCGGCTGGCGCAAGCGACAGATTGAGCGGGACTTTGCCGCCATAGATGATGCAAACAACATCCGCAAGAAACAAATTGCACACATGGACATGCACAGTCACCCCGCAGAGTTTGTCCACCTGCACCGCAACGACACCATCGAAGAGGTAGCACAGCATCTGGAAACAAAATTCACAGGGCCGTTCGGTCGTGACACAGTGCAGTCGTTCGCAACATTTGTTAGGAGTATGAAGAAATGAACAACCCACCAGCATTTCCAGGCAAACAAAAAGCACTACTCATAAAGTCTGAACATTCAGACATTGCCAAAGAATATGAGATTGACCAAAACGGCATGACCCTGCGCGATTACTTTGCGGCCAAGGCGATGCAGGGCGGTATTGATTTAGTCCCACACATGGCTACGCCCAAAGTGGACAAAACGATGCCTCAAATAATTGCTGAAATGGCTTACGAATACGCAGACGCAATGCTGAAGGCAAGAGGAGAACAACCATGATGCCACCACCGAGTAAAGAACTGTGCCTGATGATGGCAAAAGTCAACTTCCCACGCGATGAAAAACTTAGTTGGACTTGGCTATTCGCCTGGGGTTTCCACGAAGCGTATGTCGAGGGTTGGTATGAAGGAGTGAAGCTATGAGACCAGAAAAAATATTCCACGCAGTTATGCGTTCCAGAGGATACACAGACGATGACTTCAAGATGAACAAGGGTAGGTACATCAACCCCAACATGCAAACACGGTGGAACTATTTCCTCTTGGGTTGGGAAATGCGGGGTGCGGCATGATCTTCTTGTTCAAGAAACGCAAGCTGGTGGTGGACATGTTTACCTGTCGGCAGATGGTGTTTGATGCGGCAAAGCCCAAAGCGGCGGCGCATTTCTACCCGCAGTGGTGGAAGGATTTGAAGTTGGAGATACCCATACCGACTGGCTTGTTCCCTACCGCTACTATGAAGCGGTGCATGGGTCTGGTCGATCACTACAAGCACGGCATCATTCAGCCCCTGTGGTCTGACTATACGTTGGAAGTAGGAGCCGTTGGCGACCCGTACTGGGCAGGGCAGTTTTCTGACAACACCAGCACCATGAGCCAACACCCTGCAATACTGCGCGGCGCGTATGCGCCTGAGTCCCATTACTGCCACATGAAGTTTGACAACCCTTGGGTGACAAGATGCCAAGAGGACGTTTACTTCAAGTGGGAGCAACCGACATGGAGTATGCCGAGCCTGTCTAGCTACATCTTGTTGCCGGGCACAACGGAATTCAATTACCAGTACTCCATGAATGTGAACGTGCTGTTCATCAAGGGGGCAACCAAGACCAAGCATCGTTTGAAGTTTGGTCAGCCGTTGGTACACCTGACGCCGTTGACCGAGCGCCCGATTGATCTGCGGCATCACATGGTTACGAGGGAGGAGTACAACAAGTACATGCAAGGCGAGAAGCTGAGCAACATCAATCGATACCGCGAGTACCGCAGGGTACGTGAGTCCGAGGAAAGCAAATGCCCATTTGGGTTCGGGAAGAAGACATGAAGGGCGGCGCAAGACCAGGGAGTGGACGCAAGCCCACACTGATCGACGAGCGTAGAGCCTTGAGCCTACACAAGCAGGGAGTATCAATGCGAGAGATCGCCGAGCGGTTCGGCGTGAACTTGCAGGTAATCAAGTATTTTTTTAAGAAGCAAAGGAGGTTAGAACATGACAACGGGAATTGAGGAACTGAAACTGATAAAGCCAAAGAAGGGGCGGGGGTTGGGTAAGAAGCCGCCACTTTTTTGTACGAGCCTGCGTCTACCGAAGGAGGTGATGGATTATTTCAACACCCACCATCCGTATACAAAGCAAGCCAAGATGAGAGAAATTCTTACCGAGTACATCAACAGCCAAATGCAAGGAGCAAACAATGGCAACAACTGAGAAAACCAAAGTGAAAAAAGCGTCTCGCGCATCCCTGATGCGTCAGTACTACAACGGCAACCCAGAGGCTACCGTCAACGAAGTTGCGAAGAAATTCAAGACCACGTATCAGATTGCGTATATGGTGAAGCGGGAGTTGGACAAGCGCAAAGTAGAAGACCTACCGAGGAAGCAGGGCGCAGGGAAATTCAAACGGATAGCGGCGTTCACAAGCAACAAGTCCATACTGAACCCTGAGATCACCGTAGAAGAGATCAACATAGAAGAACCAAAGGCCGATCCGGTGAATCATCCTGCCCATTACAAGGTAGGTGGAATCGAGACCATCGACTTCATCGAAGCGAAGTCACTGGGGTATCACCTGGGCAACGCCGTGAAGTACATCACTCGCGCCGACCACAAAGGCAACCGACTGCAAGACTTGCAGAAGGCCAAATGGTACATCGACCGAGCCATTGAGAAAGCATCGATCTAACATTTGTTAGACCAAGGGTAAATCCTAGCCGCCTTCGGGCGGCTTTTTTTCGTCTGGGTGTTGACAAAGTACAAGGTTGTGGTACTATGAGGGCTTGAACACAACTGGAGTTTTACATGTTAGACACTTTAGAGATTGCGCGTAAATCGTGGCGTGTCACGATAGCGGGTGATGGAGGGCACTGCCCCTGTTGCACTCGATGGGGCAAGGTATACGCCCGTAACATCAACGAAACAATGTGCCGGTCGCTGGTATGGCTGACCAAGGCAAGAGCCAATGAGCATGGATGGGTGGACGTGCCCGAGACTGCCCCACGCTGGCTTGTCCGTTCGAACCAATTACCAACCCTGCGCTGGTGGAACTTGGTTGAACGCATCCCAAGCAAAAACCCCGATGCAAAACATTCTGGTCTGTGGCGACCGACCGACTTGGGCCGTAGCTTTGCCATGTGTAATGCCGCCGTGCCAAAGACTGCCTACACCTACAAGGGTGAAGTGGAGTACATGAGTGACGACACTGTTGTGATTACCGACTGCTTCGGCAAAAAGTTTAGCTACATAGAGGTGATGAATGGCTAACACCCCCGAGGCCAAGGTCAAGGCAAAGATCAAGGCAATCCTCAAAGCCCACAGCATCTACTACGCCATGCCGATCGGCACTGGCTACGGCAACAGCGGCGTACCCGACTTTCTGTGCTGTGTGAACGGCAAGTTTGTGGCTATTGAAGCCAAGGCTGGTAAGGGCGAGGCCACTGCACTGCAACTAAAAAATATGAGTGACATAAACAAGGCTGGCGGCTATACGCTCATCATCCGCGAGAACAACTTAGAGCATCTAACAGATGTTATATCGGAGTGTATGCAGTAATGGCCCTGACCATACAACAAATCACGCAGCAAGGGTTGCAGATACTTGAAAAAGAACTTGAAAAAGAGTTTGACTACACAATGAGGTTTGTGAACGGCAAGTACAGCATCTACCGACACGAGTATCGAGCCAAATGGGCGAAGAATTTTATGATGACGCACACAAGTGGCGCTTCATGTTTGGCGATAAATTCCGCGAGGTGATGACCGAGCCCGAGAAGGGCGCACTGCACGAGGGGTTGAAGCAAGTGCGGCGCAAAGAGTTTGACCAGAAGGTCATGCGCGAGTTGTTGAAGGATGAGATGGAAGAGCAGATCAAAGGCGGCTACTACACCACCGCACAGCTAGGTGTTACGAGTACTAGTGGGTTCGGTCAAGCGCAGATTAAAGCAGAGGGCAGGGGCGTTACGGTTGACGAACAAACCCGAATAATCCAAGCAAAAACTTCTTTGAAAGCCTTTGAGTGAACATCCTCACGATCGACTTTGAGACCGCCTATGGCGGGACTCTTGGGTTCAAGACCCAGACCACTGAGGAATACATTCGGGACCCGAGGTTCGAGGTTATCGGTGTTGCAGTACAGATAAACGATGGCGTACCCATTTGGTTCAGTGGGAGCCACCAAGAGTTGCACCAGTTCCTCACCCCCTTCGATCTGCCCAATCATTTGGTCTTAGCGCACAACGCGCCGTTCGATGGGGCCATCCTGAATTGGATTTTTGGCATGAAGCCGAAAGGCTTTCTGGATACGCTGAGCATGGGACGCGCCCTGCATGGGACTGAGGTTGGCGGCAGTCTTGCGGTCTTAGCCTCCCACTACGGATTGGGTGTCAAGGGTGAACAGGTTGCAAAGTACATCAACTACTTCCGCAAGGACTTCACGCCAGAGGAGTTGGCCGACTACGGAGGCTACTGTGCGAATGACGTGACCCTGACTTGGAAGCTGTTCAATGCCATGAGCGAGAACTTCCCCAAAGTTGAGTTGCGGCTGATTGACTTGACCGTCCAGATGTTCACCGACCCGGTGTTGCAGTTACACAAGCTGACACTGGAAAGCCATTTGCTCAAAGAGCGCCAGCGCAAGGAAGATTTGCTGGACAACTTTGACAAAGACACGCTGATGAGCAACCCCAGGTTTGCTTCCCTGCTCAGTTCGTTTGGTGTTGAGCCGCCCATGAAGAAAAGCCCGACCACTGGCAAGCAGACCTATGCGTTTGCAAAGAGTGACGAGGACTTCAAAGCGTTGCTAGAACACG